TTTGACTTTTTCAAGTGTGCATGCTACAATAAATCTATGATTATCTATCCTTGTGTTGAAGACTATCTTGAAGTAATGGCTGGTAAACGAGATCCGGTTACTAAAACAATGTTGAGCGGTCTTCTATTTCCTGTCTTTGAACCTATTATTAATCTAGCCAGGTACGATAATAATTTCTTAGACAATGTCACTGACTCTACTCTTGGTGGTGGTGCATTAACGGACAGGCAAGCTGAGTTAGCAATTAAACTGATCAACAAATATCAAAGGCAATTGGCGGCCAAAGGAATTGGAATAGACACAGTGGGTATTCCGCAGTATCGCAAATCCTTGCGCATTATTAGCAGAGCCAGAACAGCAGAAGTTGTAGATGGAGTAATACATCTTAGGTTTCCGTATGATGTTCCAATGATTGAACAGGCCAGGAACGTGAGTAAAGAAAGCCATGGATCAGTTAAATTTGATCGTGACAGTCGGGTGTGGCACCTGGCATTGACTGAGTATAACATCAACTGGGCATGTGAGTTTGGCAAAGCCTTTAACTTTCACATCAGTGATCAATTGCTAGGCTATATGCAGGACATTATAACTTGCGAACAGCAAGGATATAACATGCATCTAACTATAGTAGACAATAATCTCATGATTGAAAATGCATCCAATTCCCTGATTGAATACATCAACTCAACACTAGGAGGGTTTGGTATTAACAATCTCGAGACATTGGCTGATCATTCTTCTATACTAGGATACGGAATCGATGAAAGTATTAGACAAGCACTAGAATCCTTGTATGGAGCCAGCACCTATCTATTGATTGCCAATAAAGAATACGAACTCCACAATGCACCGGATTCTGTTGGCAGGATCGTTGAGTACGCACAGCAGTTTGATCGCTGGCCAATTGTGGCATTTAATCCAACTGCGGAAGATACATTACCTGAATGGCGCAAATATTTTACTGAAGATCAGGTGCTGGTGCTTGGTAATCAAAAAGAAAAACAGTTAAATTTAACTTCAGCCCATAAGGTAATATACACGCACCGGGCTATTAAATCTTTAGACACTATTCCTTTGTTAGTAAGCCATGCAGGTATGATGGTAGGATCGGATAAACAGATCATGCTCAGCCGATCGCAAAAAATATTTTACTCTGCAATAAAATTAAAGCAATGATCTCTTGCATTTACTCCAAGGAATGTGTTAATATGCGATTATGTTTGCAAAATTAATTATTAAAGATGAAGTTAACGTAAAAATTGAAGGACTTGATTTATCGGACCGAACAGCTCTGGTAAAGAAATACAAGTACGAGATTCCGGGCGCTAGGTATCAACCTAGCGTTCGTCTTGGCCGTTGGGACGGCAAGGTCAGCTTCTTCCAGCTAGGCGGTAGCACATACATTAACCTGTTACCAGAGATACTTGAATACATCACCGGGCAAGGCTATGAGATTGAAGTCGACGACACACGAGACTACCGGACCACATTTGAGTTTACACCTGTAGACGAAAACAGTTACAGTCACATCATGTGGCCTAAAGGTCATCCCAAAGAAGGCACGCCAATGGAACTGCGTGACTACCAGCCCGAAATCATAAACAAGTTCTTTGAAAACCCGCAAAGTGTGCAAGAGGTTGCAACAGGTGCAGGTAAAACTGTTATCACAGCCGCACTGTCAGATGCAGTTACCAAGTATGGTAGGAGCATTGTGATCGTTCCAAACAAAAGCCTAGTAACACAAACACACAAGGACTACAAGAACATGGGTCTGGATGTGGGTGTGTACTTTGGTGACGATAAAGAATACGGGCGCACCCATACTATCTGCACATGGCAGAGTTTGAACAACCTGCTCAAGGATACCAAGAACGGTGTAGCAGATATCACAATAGGTGAGTTCATTGAAGGCGTGGTATGTGTTATCGTAGATGAAGTACACATGGCCAAAGCTGATGCACTCAAGACATTATTGACAGGTGTGTTTGCCAAAGTGCCTCTACGCTGGGGACTCACAGGAACTATTCCAAAGAGGATTATGAGTGGGTGAGTATCAAGTGTTCGCTGGGCGATGTTGTTGGGAAACTAACAGCAAGTACACTACAGGAAGCCGGGCACCTGAGCAAGTGTCATGTTAACGTGGTACAAATGATAGATCATGTTGAATACTCAAGCTACCAGAGCGAACTTAAATATCTTTTTGAGACCGAAGGGCGTTTGGACTATATAAGCAAGCTGGTAGAAAATATTAGGCAAAGCGGTAACACTCTAATACTTGGAGACCGTGTGGCTGCTGGCAAATCAATTACAGAAAGAATTCAAGATGCGGTTTTTGTATCGGGTGCCACAAAGGCTACGGATCGTCAGGATGAGTACGATGATGTTGCCACAAGCGACGGCAAGGTTATTGTGGCGACTTATGGTGTGGCCGCTGTGGGTATTAATATCCCTCGTATTTTTAATCTGGTTCTTCTGGAGCCCGGAAAGAGCTTTGTCCGCGTTATACAATCAATTGGACGCGGTGTTCGCAAAGCGGAAGACAAAGACTTTGTACAGATCTGGGACATAACCAGCACCTGCAAATTTGCTAAACGACATCTAACTAAACGCAAACAATTTTACAAGGAGGCTAATTACCCCTTTACTATAGAAAAGGCTGAATGGCAAAAATGAGAATATTAACACTAGACAATACAGCGTTCGAAATGAACGACATACCAGAAGAAGTAGATGATATGCGTTTTTGTGTATTTGACAACAGCGATCCCAAAGACCCTGATTACTTTTTTATACCATTGATCTTTCTTGAAAGTTTTAACAGTCCTGCACTGGTGCTACGTATTGGTAACAGCACAATCAAGATGCCAGTGGATTGGCAGGTATTGATTGGTGAACCAGACCTTGGAGACCTTGAGGTAGTACCACTTAGCAGTATCAACGACAGAGGATTTAGTGTGTTTACATTTAACCCACTCAGCAGTTTCCGCCCCGAGTTCATGCCTATAGAAATCATTGACATCTATCAAGACGTCAAATGGTATTTCCCAAAACTCAAGCCTGGTCAGATGTTGGCAATTCCAATTGAACATGAGAGTAAACCCGCATGTGCATATTTTATAAAAGACGTGTCGAGACAAAGCGAGGTTGTTGACTACGGAAAGGCATGGTAATATGGGCAGACTCAAACCAGGCGCTACATACATATACGAAAAAGCCATGGGTGTGACCTATGCTCGCGAGCAAGGCGCACATCCGGGGGATCGTTTTGAAATTGGTCGCGACTATCCAGGTGAAACAACCTTCCTTGGCCGCCCTATAAGCGAAGTGGCTGAATTAGTTGCAATGGCAGACGCCGCTAAGTCCAATCCCTCTTTACAGGATGCACTGGAATGTGCTAAAATACTCTATGAACTATCTCGTGATCACACCCCCGACACAAACCCTAAGTGGCATCCAGTATGAGTGATGTTGACAAGCTAAACATTGGGTATGAGATGACCCAGCTGGATCGTAAGAATAGAAATTTCTACGATGAGCTAACAGATGAGGAACGTAAAAAGTTCAGTACCTATCTAATGGTGCGGTGGAGCTCAAGTGTGCAGGCCGATGGGGATATCCAGGCTTACTATGTGATGAGTTGTAATGAAAACCTAAACACCAACTTCTTTGATCTCAGTCAGCATCCTAAGCTACAATGGTTGTGTGCAACCACTGTGAGTCCGGGCATAGGAACATTCCGGCATCAATGGATCTCTCCTAAAAAGAAAGAAGGATCTGATGCTAAAATATCCAAGGCACTTCGCGCACTGTTCCCTGATTTGAAAGAAGATGAAATTGACGTACTCAGAAGAATCAACACTAAAGATGATATTAAGCAGTTGGCAAGAGAACATGGATGGACAGACGATCGAATTAAAAAAGAGTTTTAGTTGTAAATACTGCGACAAGGAATTCCGCAAAGAATCCACGTTGGCAGCGCATCTGTGCGAAAACAAACGCCGCTGGCAACAAGAAAAAGAAACAGGCGTGCAACTAGGACTACGTGCTTATCTGCAATTTTATGAAACCACACAAGGCAGCGCCCGGCTGAAATCATATGAAGATTTTGTTAACAGTCCTTATTATAATGCTTTCGTTCGCTACGGCAGATATCTTGTTGGTGTTCGGGC